TATAACTTTCAGCCCCTCGAGGTTCCGCCGGTCGTTGTTCCGCCGGTCCGTCCGGTCCGTCCGGTCCGGAAACTATCACGAGACGCGCCGCTTAGTCTTGTCCGGTCAACACAAGAGCTCGAGGTTACTTGAGGGGCTGAAATTGCCGACCTCGAGCGCCGAGCTCTTGACGTCGAAAGACCAGGGTTAAAGTAGCGGTTCAAGTTTCGCTGACCTCGAGCACCTCGAGCGTCTTGACATTCTCTTAACACAATACTTGACACCTTGGTTTGATATCGTGCTATAGTTAGTGCGGGTCAACCCTTTATCGACCCATTGGAGTGAACATGGAAACTGCGCCCATTATGCGATGCGTTGATTGTGGTAGTCACAATCTCGTCTCGTCTGCGTTAGTCGACTTTAACACTGGCGACGTCTTAGAATATGGCAGTGAGCCCACACATTGCGCTGATTGCCTCTCGACTAACTTTCGACCGATCATCCATCCCAAGGACGTTATCCTCGCTGCCTTATATGCTGCAGACGATAACGGTCATGATATGCTTGACCTTGGGGATACTTTTATTGTGGATTATGCCATCGGCGCTATCGTGTCCGATATCCTTGACTCTGCAGGCGACTTCCCTGAAAGCGGTTATCTAACTTCGCTGGCTTTCGAGAACCCTGACGGATCGTTTCTCGATAACTCGGATCAATCACCATACTCGCGCGCTGAGTTAAGACCGCACCTAATGGATGCCGTCGCCGAGTATCTCCAGAACCATCGGACCGATTCGGCCTGGGTCAAGGCCTGACCTTTTCCGTCCGGTCCGGTCGGTCCGTCCGGTCCGGTCGGTCCGGCCGGGTCTCCTGCCTCGCCGGACGCCGGACATAATATAAAGGGATCGACCGTCGCGGATATGGTTTGGCGGTTTCGTTCGCCGGTTCGCCGGTCCGCCGGTTCCGGACTCCGGACTCCGGACGCCGGACCCGGAACTATCATCATATCTCGAGTCGAGCGCGCCTCGAGCTCGAGACCAGACGCAGAAAAGCCCCACGACCCGAAGGCCATGGGGCTATTGTTTTATAGTTGATGTCGGCTTTTCACGTCGACGGCTTCATAGGATACGCCGAGCTCGCGCGCCTCTCTTATCGGTTTGTCTGAAGTCAGGTAACCTTGGGTGACCAACCATTCGATCGCAGTTGAATGGTAATAGTGATCACCATACCCGTAGGTGATCGGGCTACAGTAGGCAGGTTCCACGTCGTTGTCGATATAAATCGTTGCTGTATGATACGTGTTACCGTATGAATCTTGCCAGCGTTTACCGTGTACCTCTATCGTTTGCATTGTAAAGTCCGATGCCCCAATGGGGCGGTTAATGGTTTGTGACGTCAATATTGACGCAGCGTTGAACGTGAAGGGGATGGACCTTGTCGGCCCAAAATTCGTCATTCATCCGAGTGTAAATCGTCGCGTTCTCCTCGATATCTTTAGCGATCAAAGTATTCTCGAGTTGATCGAGTATTAGATGCTGTTCACTTGTGAACTGAGTGCCTTGATGATCTTCAAACCACTTATCGAGTTCGTCGATTGTTTTGACATTAGCTATAAGTTCATCAAGTTCCCGCTCGATCTGTATTTCTGTTTTCCGTGTCGTCATTGTAAAGTCCAATGTCCCCCCTTGTGGGGGGACGGTTAGGGTTTATTTGGTCAGGGTTTAGCCGAATACTGCAGCATGACCGAAGCTATCGAAGTCGTCAGGGTCGCCTATGAGATCCTCAACTGCCTCACGTGGAGTTGAACCACTATCGAACGCATCGCGCCAGCATCGATCTCCGATGTCGAATACTCCGCAATCGATTGCTTCGATCACAATGAAGTCAACTTGAGCCAGCCAACGTCGGAACGGTTTATGTTCTGGTGCGTCTCCACAATAGAACAGAAAGGTAGGATCTTCCATGCACATTTGAACGTGATTAGCGCGCCGTATTTTGATGCTCATTTTCTCGTCTCCATTGGATTCAGGAAACCGTAAAGAGCGATCGAAAAGCCCGTTGACATGCATAAAGCGGCAACGGTCATTAGAAAAGTTTGCATTATATCCACTCCCATGGATTCATTGATGCTTGATTGCATCGTCAAGTCCCCCTTTTCAGGGGGACTATCGTTGCACTCAAACTATCCGATTCTCGATCGTCGCGTCGTTATCTGGCTGACTTCAGACACTCGGAGATACTTAGTCTTAAGTCGAGCATCTTGGAGGGTCGGAGTCCGAAGCGGTTCAAGTAGTTCGGATTTGGCGTCCGTTATACTTTCGTACCGTCCATCCGTCGCCAGTTTGACGATCGCCGCAATCGTTTGGTCGTTCGTCCGATTGATGAACAGGGGCGCCAATTTGGCCCATGATATGTTTCGCTTACCTGGTTTAGGATCGCCTATGATAAGACCGAACCCGATACCAGGAACGAACTCCCCATGATATTCACCAGGGTCCACCAAACTACGTGCGGAGCAAGGGTTACCGTTTCGATCCGTATAGGCTTTTGGCCCGTTGACCTTGCGAGCAAGGGAGTTTAGAGCGATAGCTTGAATTGGTGAAAACATTTTCGCTTGATCTGTCATTGTATACCTTTGAATGTTTCAGGGTTTATTGTTTGTTTTCGGCTGGCTACCATTGCCACCAGTCGAGACCTCAACCTCTGTCTGAATCGTCACCCCTTAGACCTCCAATATTCTAAGGGACTGCCTCATGAGAGGGAGCGTCTATAGGGCTTTTCAAAGAGCGTGTCTTAAGGGGTTCCCCCTTTCGACACTTATAGTCTATGCCAGGGTGTCAATAATGTTAAACAAAATATTGAAGAAAACTCGATACTATAGGTTGAACCTTGGTTTTCAAAGACGATCACTTTTAAGGGAAACACGATCACCTATAAAGGAAACAGAGTATCGGGCTATTGACTTGGCAAGGGTGAGCTCCATCCTTTACGTTAAGGATCCCAACAAATCGACTCATTAGTAGACTGACTTTCAGCCCTCAAAGTTTCGGTGTTGGCTTGTCAAGACCAAACCCGATCCTCCACATGATAGTGGCCAGTTCCAACGAATCTACCGACCAGTAGAATGGGGTTCGAAACCACCTTAAAGGTATTACTTGAGCTCCGGTCTTTTTTGTTCTCGAGACAAAGACCCCACCACCCCCCTACGTCGTGTCGCCGGGCCCCTACGTAGAGCCCTTTCATTCGGCGTGTGTATTTTTCAAACTCCATACCAACTTGTCAAAAGACACCTCGGTTGTTATGCTGACTGAGGAGGTCATATGGACATTACACTTACACTGGATGATTCGGTTCTCGCGCAACTCAATGCGGCAATCGAAGAGATGAAGAAAACACCCACCGTCGTTGAGCTGGGCGTCGACGTCACGTATGAGATGGTGGCTCGAGCAGCGTTGGTTCGCGGACTCAAGACGTTCAAGGGAGCGCCTGAACCTGTTCAAGAGAAACCCAAACCCCGTCAGGGACCCAAGGCCGAAGCCAAGAAAAAATCTGAGCCTCCCCCAGAAAGTGATACCAAGGTGGTAACGACCGATGACGGGAAGATCGTGCCTCCCTCAGGCTGGCAGAAGTGGAGTGCTGGTGAGCGCGTACCCACAAGTCAGGCAGACTGTCACGCGTACTACGAACGAAACGGTTGGTCTCGTTGGTGGGGCGACTCTGGTCGGGAGACCCTGTCGTTTTACTGGTGTCCGACAGTAGAAGAACAAGAAGGACTCGAACCGTTTCCAGTCGCGAGTCCTTCAGGTAAGAAAGTGTTGGTGCAAGAAACTCCGTGGGGGCCTGGGCATATCATCCCCCACGGATGGTAGTTTCAGGGTTGCAGGTCGAGCCACTTCTCAGCGATGTGAGCCGCGTCTTCTGCGTCTACGCCGTCGACAACGATCTCACCGCCAGAGAAACCAATAGCTAACGTGGAACGCGCGACTCGAATAGAGTACGCGTACCGCAAGTTGATGTACTGAGTCGTCAGTTTATCTGTGCCCTCTTGAACCGTCTCGAACACCACAACGGGGTTCTTGGGTGATTCAGGGAATACTACTTCTGTGCGTTTCATTTCAGTGACTGTGCCTCACGCCGTAAGGCGTCCATGATCTCATTGAACCCGCGGGCTTCGCCCTTAGATGTGCCGCCTGCTTGCCCCGTACCCAAGTTCATCAGACTCATCGACTGAGGAACGGGTTCGGGTTCTGGTGCTTCGGGCTCAGGCTCGGGCATCTTGTACTTGCCGCGCACCATCGCCAGTGCGTCTTCTCGGTCGATTCCGCCAGTACACAGAACACAAAGGCTGTAGAATGCTTCGTCGTTGGCGTATACGTCATTAGCCGTCTCTTGAATCCAGGCTTCAAACTCATCCACGGCAGAATTAATCTGTGCTTCTTCTTGTTCTTTGATGTGACTTTCGAACTCTTCGATTCGACTTAGAGCGGCGTCTCTTTCTTTCATCAGAGCTTCCAGCTCTTCTGTTCGACCTTGAGACGCGTTTCCCACATTCTTTTCGTGCTCTTCTTTGAGCGCGAGCAAACGTTCTTCATGGGTATGTTTGAGGGTTTCAATCTCAGTCTTCAGGTCGGCGATTGGATCTTTCTCTCCATACAACCACTTACTGACACGAGCTTCTTGAGACTTGATTTGCGCCTCTCTGTCCTCGAGCGCTTTACGACGCGCAGCGTTCTCCTCGAACGCTTTGGTGTATCCGCGTTGCCAGTTTTTGTACTTCGTTTCCATGCCTTGAAGTAGAGCCTGTCGCGTACCTTCTTCGAACTTGTTGAACCACTCAGCGTCTTTCATGCTGCTGAGTTCTCCGTTCCAGTCGATGACTGTACCGAGATCGGATTCGTTAGAAGCCTCTACGGGCTCCGACGACTCAGCTGGTTCACTTGCTTCGATAGAATCTGTAGCTTCGACAGGTTCAGTAGCTTCTACGGCTTCACTGCTCTCCTGAGGTTCGACTACCTCTCCTTCAATCTCACTCATTCTACATCATCCCCTCTGGCGGCATTCCGCCTGGCATTGCTGCTGGAGGTGCCATTGCTGCTGCGTCGGCCATACCAGCATCCATCATTGGATCCATTGGTGCAGGTGCGGGAGGTAACCCGGCTTCTGCCATTTGAGCTGCGAGCTCAAGAAGACGCATACGAAGATTGAAGTCACCAGCAATCATCTTGGCCAAGTCTTCAATAGACTTACCTCGAGTCTCAGCCATTTCTTGTGCTGCTTCGTACACTGCCTTGGCTTGCGCGTCGTCAGCGTTAAGAACTTCCTTCAGTGCTCCCATGTCATCGACCATCTCGTCCTCTGGCATTTCGCCTTCAGGACCAGCGCCTGCTGCCATCTCGGTCATTTCTTTTGGTGTGTCGGCGGTGGCGTCCATAGGAGGCGCTTCGTCAGGCATCATGTCGTCTTCTTTTTTCATGGGTGTGTCCTTTTGCCCGCTAAGGGCAGAGAAAATTTTTGAGTTGATTAAGTCAATTACAGGTTGAATATCTCGGTCGAATGAGATGGGCTTTTTGTTATCAAGGATATCTTGAGCATTGGCTCGTATTTGTTCTTCGTTTAGTTCAGCCATTGCTTTGTCCTGCCTGTGTGATTGTAGACCCTGACTTACTAACGTGAAGTCGTTGGCCTTTCTTGAGCGTCTTCTTCAACGCTTTGGCTTCGGATTTCATCTCGGCTACCATCTTGTTGGACAGTCCTTGCGACTTTCGATGTGCCCATTGACGATGCCGGGCTTCGTCAGAGCGGGTCTTCTTATCGGTGTCGCTGTCGCTTTCAACAACGATTTTCTTGTTTGGGTATCGTTGCTGAATGACATTCATTGCACGGTCGTACTCTTCACGGGTCTCGCAGACGCCCAACACACCTAAGTCGACTTTCTTGAAGCTCTTGATTCCGTCGCCTTTGACCCCAGGAAACTTACCGTGGCCCCAATGAACAGAACGAGCCCCACCGCAAGACGGACACGCAGGGGGACCGTCGGCGCGTTTGTAGAAGACATGATCCTCCTGGTGACTGCATGAGTCACACTTCAATCCATGAGCGACAAAAGACATACTCAGTAAGACCCTTTAGACTTTCCGTTGCCGGTTCCGCCTGCTTTGGTTTTCATTTCGTCGAGCTTCTTTTTAGCCGGGTCTTTTTTCTTACCTTTCTTTCCGTGATACATATCAACCTCTCTATGTAAATGGTGTACCGAGTCCGCCTGCTTGTGCCAGCAGTCGGTTAATCATCTTTTGCGGATCTGGGGGTGCTTGAACCGCCGCTGTGGGTTTCTGGGCCTCTGCCTCGACCGTTGGTGCGGTAGCCGCTTCTGTGGGTCGACTACCTCGCATCAACATAGCTGCACGCTCGTCGCGGCTGGCCTTTGACCAGTCGCTGGCTGCAATCCCCGACCCCTCGGGAGGGAAGCTGGCTTCAAGCTGAGCGTCGGTGGGCTGTACCATGGCCATGCTACTTCTCCTCTTCTCGAGCTTTTCGCTTCATCTCATCAATCAGCGCTTTGGGGTCTTTGCTTTTGATGATGCCCTTTTGTAGCGCGTCCGGTAGATTCTTCTGACCACCCTTGAGTGCCGGGTTGTTGTCATACTTTTTAGTCTTTGCCATGACTATTCTCCAAATGGCCACTTAAGAAGGATGTAGCTAAACTTGTCACCGTAAGACTGAGCAGACTTTCGGCATAGATCAAGTAGGGCCTCGAAGTGAGCCGGGTCTCTCACCACTTGGCAGCCTGCCGAGTATAGCCCAACCTTGGATACAAGTCGATGAGCTGATGCGCGATGGCAGTTGATTCCAAAGTAGCCCCAGTGTTGTTTGCCTTCTGCGTCTACTTGGTCGTCTTTGTTGTTGTCTCGATAGACAGCGACTTGCCCGCCCGTCTGGGCCAACGCAGGGTAGTATCCGCGGTGCATCCCCAGTTGCCAGCAACTCTTGAACTGGATGTTCTCGCACAACACGGCAGTTCCGCCTCGAGACGCGTTACCCTTTTCGAGCCAAGCGGTGCCGGGGTCTGTCGTTGCAGGGTATAGGTCCATCTGGAGTGTGCCTTCATCATCGTGGTACAGAGCGCCGACCCAATCATCCCACATGTCTGACTGCGTGTCATTGTTGCGTATACCAAACAGCGTAAGGTTGTATGGTCCTTTGAAGACGCGACCGCCCACTTTTCGGATCTGGTCCGCTACTTTTTCTGGGCTTAGGCCCAGGGGGCCAGGCAGAGCCTCCGGCAAGTCTTGATTACATAGGGGGCACTTCTCACTCACGCTCCACCTCCTGCCCAGACAATGCAGACTCTTGCCGAGGCACATTTGAAATCAAGCGCCTGGCAGTATCCCAGGTCTCCTGCGTCGATTGCCAACTCAGGGTCTGACTCGTCACCAATCCCTTTTGCGATACATTCGAGTGTTTGATCCGTTGTGTCGAAAAAGCTGCAGTTGGCGCAACGCATCGTCATGACGTTTTCAATGCTGTCGTTGAATCGATCTGCGTACTTTTGCCAAAACTCTTTGTTGCCGCCTTCTTCGTCAAGACCTGGGTTCGCTGGTCCGTACTCTTTGTTGTCGAGTGCGTTCTGTCGATTCTCAAGATTGAGCTCAAGATTCACAGTGGGTTCAGGGCACGCATCCATGTTCTGCGCGTCCCGCTTCATCGTTCCCATCATTTCGTAGTATTCGACCATGACGTCCTCAGCTGCTCGCCTTGCGTTTCTTTTCTTCTTTCAACGCGTAGTAGTCTTTGTTACCTTTCTTTCGATTGGTAGCACGCGCCACGATCCTAACATTGTCGAGGCTATTTGTTCCGCCTTTCGACAAAGGCTTCTTATGATCGACCTCTCGAGAGTCGCCTTTCTTGAGCCCCGCATCGCGGCGTGCTTTGTTCCGGGCAGCCCGGTTCTTCTTCTGTTCGGGCTGCTTGTGGTACTCGTCGTACTCTTTGCGGTAGTTGCGCGCCATTATGCTACCGCGCTTTTTGCGCGTCTTTTAGATTCAGCGTCCATTTCGGCTTTTGTGAGTGTGCCCTTGCGTGCTTTTCGCGCAATCCGATTTTGGATTATGGCTTCTTTGGCTTTGTTGAACGCGCCTTTGACATATTTCGCAGGACGCTCTACGCCTCCGACTTTTACGTAAGGTTGCTTTCGTCGTTTGTTCTGGCCTTTCACTGCTTTGCGCATCATCTTTCTTTTCTTATCAGACATGACTACCTCAAATCTGTGTCGTGTTTCTTGCTACCGCGCAGGAAACTGTTGACTCGACCCATGGCCCACTGATGGGCGGATACGCCAGGACGGGAGCCTGATGAGAAGAATGCGCCCAGACCTCGCTTGTAGACTTTAATCAGAGTAGCCAGGCTCACACCTTCTTTCTCCGCGGCTTTCTTGCGAAGAGTCTCTCTGGTCTTTGCACTGACTTTCTTACCCGATCCACGGGCTTCGTCTTTCTTGCCCTGTTTGCGCTTTTCGTATTCGCTTTTGCCTTTCTTTTTAGCCATTACCATTTCACCTTATGCGACCAGTATCGGGCGCTGAACTTGTCGGGAGTTGCATCTTGAGCATCATGTCGAGCGTAGTAGCTTTTCTTGCGTGCTTTATCTTTCTTGGTCTTCGGGTTCTTACCCGCACCTCGAACACCTTGTTGCCCGAATCGAATCAGTTTGAACTTGTCGCCTTTGCACGCCAAGACAATGTGACTTTTCTTAGGGTGGTTCGGTGTGCGTTTGGGTTTGTTGCAGCCTTCAAGGTTGTGTTCAGCCAGCAACTTCTTTTTGCGTTTGAGTGTGTAGTAGTCAGCCATTGTTATTCTCTAATGGGAGCGCCGCCGCCTGCAGCGAGAGCTTGTTCAGGTGCTGTCCCGGCTTCTTGAGCCAGCAGGGCCATCAGTTCGGGTGGTAACTCTTCGCCTCCTGGGGCGGCTTCCGGCTCAGCCGCTTTGACTGCAGCGCCGCCCAACGCCATCTGTTGCTGCGCTTGAGCTTGGGCCTGGGCCTCAGCGGCCACCTGCTCTTCAGGCTTGAGCAACTTGACGGGCAGTCCCATGCTCCGCACAATCTCTTCGATAAGACCGCGGGCATTGATGTTTGGATCTGCTTGCAGCAGCGGAATCATCTGAATCAGAGTCTCGATTTGCACCGAAGGGTTCTGCCTGATTGGGTTGTAGCTGACCATCTCGAAGTCTACTTCGATGTCTTGAATCAGTCCCAAGTTGACCGATCTCCAATCGCTACTACCTGTGATACGCACCATCTTCTCACCTTTCATGTATTTACGGGTGAGGTAGAACGCTTTGGCGGCAACATCCTCTAAGGCTGCATTGATATGACCTTCTCGAGTCGCCAGTCGTGTCCGCATCTGTGCGTCGATGATTGCCATCTCTGTTGCAGTACGGGCGCCAACGACTTGACCTCGAGCTGCTTCAGCTAAGGCGCTGATAAAGGCAGCATCACCTTCCATACGAGCAATGAACTCTTGCACGCCCACAGGGTTCTGCGGCATGGGCATCTCGTAGAACAATGTGTTGAGCGCTCTAAGCGCTTCGGCGTTCTGTGGTGCGATTCCTACAAAGCTACCTGCAGTGGCGGTGACAGCTTTGTTGAGGTCTTCTTCGCTGATGCGACCGGCATCGTATAAGATTCTCGGAATCTGCAGGTACGTGATTCGCTTGAGGTGAGTCAGCAGGTCGTTAATGGTCTCTTGCTGGTTCAGCACCAACTGGACTTCAGATAGCCCCAAACAATCCACACCTGATTGGTTCAGGCTAAACATCGAGTAGGGGATGTAGTCAATCTCGTCCTCGAATACGACTTGCTCGCCCTGCTCTAAGTAGTGTTTTACTTGGTTGGTTTCTCGATCGTAGTATTCGTAGATGGTGACCCACTCAAACGCATCTCTGACTGAGTTGGCTTCTTTACCTTGCTTGTCCCCAAGAACCCACTTTGGATAACGGTCAGGCGTCACGTCGCCCATCTTGACTTTGTATAGTCCTGAGTTGACTCGTCGTTTGAACTCTCTAAAAGGCACAACCGTGGCCTCGAGCCAATACCGAATATCATCAGGGTCGCGTACCGTTAGGTCAAAGAACACCGTAGATGGGTCGCAGACTTTGACTACAGGTCGGTCCTCTACAATATCCCAGCCTGTCTTGAAGATACCGCGCTTACACAAAACAGCATCAATCAACGCTGTGGCAGCACGTCGACGCATGTTGTTTGAGCTGTAAATGTATTCCATCAACCCATTGACCGCGGGTACAGCCTCTTGGCTGTTGCTGTTTCGCGGTGTAGCAGAGACTTGCGGGTTGGGACCAAGAAGTGCGCTGACGGCAGTATCCGCAATCGAGTAGATTAAGTTCTTGCTGCAAAGATGAAGTTGAGTCGACTTCTGCAAGTCGGCTGCTTTGTTTGAGTAAAACTCACCTCGGTAATATCGACGAGCCTTGTCAAACTGCTTCTTCTCGTTGTTCTCGTAGAACTTTTTGTGCCGCTGAATCAGTGTGGATAACTTAGGCATTAGAGCCGCCTTCCTCTTTCTTGGCCGGTTTCTTCGAAGCCGGTTTTGCTGCGTCTCGCTTTAGAATCGCTCGACGAAAAACTTCTTGCCGATTTAGCATAGATTGCGGTCGAAATACTTTTGTTTTGTCTGCCATGCTACAACCAATCTCGAGGTGGGGGTGCAAAAGGGTTTACAGCATCCTGCTTAAGACGCTTCTTATGTTGATCCAAATCAGCTATGCTCAGCTGCCCTGGTAGTCGGGGCTTCTGTGTCTCCCCGATATTAGCTTGTGTGAAGTGTCGGCGCGACAGTATATCGGCTGCCATAATAGCAGTGCGTGCTCTGTCGAAGTGGTGAGTTGTCCCGTCGAGCCCTTTTACGCGCTTCTTTCTACTACCATCGTAGTTGATTAGCTGGTGCAAAAGACCTCTCGATCGAATCTGTATGTCGCTTTGACGGAGCATCTGCACAAGTCGGGCTTCCGCTTCTTGAATGCGTTTCTCTGTTGCGTACCAGCCTGGATGATTTCGATTGGTCCATAGTAGGTTCTTGCAGTTCTTATCTTTAAGTACCGCGATACATGCCGTAGCGTTTGACTCAACCGCAAGCAGAGCTCCGTTGTAGTATCCCTGCAATCGCATGAGCCTATATGCAAACCGTCCTGGGTCTTCTCGGTCTTCCCAAAAAGCCACTTCTTTGCGCTCAAGCGCATCCCATACGGTCAGCGCGCTTTTATCACCAGAACCACCGAATCCTGCCGGGTCAGCTGTAATGATGTATTGACCGTTGATGTAAGGCTTGTCGAGCACACAACAACCGACGGTAGCCAGGGGCGGGTCGGGTACAGCTTTGGCCAATGCGGGCTTCAAGACGTCAGCAGGCATGATGGGTGCCATTGACCCCAACCAACCATCGTAAGGGTCTGAGGGGTACTTAGAGCTGAAGAGGCGAGCGTCTCCTACAAACTCTGTGTTCAAAGCACTGCGTCTGAATGCCAGGTTCTCATGAGTCATACCTTCATGGTGCTGTAAGTATTTCAACTCAGCTTCTGAAGGTTGAAAGCTACTGTCGTGTATTTGACAGCTGTCGTCGTCCCACCAATCTAAGAATAACGGCTGGAAGCGGCTCTTGTTTTCGAGGGCTGACCGCCACATCTGCTCGTGGTGCGACCCTGCGCGACCGGGAGTTGACTCGAGAATCACTCGAGCGTTGGCGCGTTTGTTAACTGTCGGGAAGATATTGATGGCGGCTTTCTTCTGCCACTGCGCTTCACCAAACTCGGTGATGACCAGACGGTCAATAGAACGACCAATCGCGGGCGACCGCCCGCCCGCAGTCAGGACTTTGATGCCTCCACCATGACAAAAGTGCATCTGAGTCGTCCCTGCCTTACGTCCTTTAGCCATCGGCATCTTTACGTCATCAGGCAATCGATTGTACGAAAACAAGATGCGCTCGAAGATATCTTCTGCGGTGTCTTGTCGCTCAGCGATGAGAAGTCCTTTGACTCCTTCAAGATACATGCAGTCGCGCAACAAAAGCATAACGGAGATGGTCGTAATCTTTGCTTGACGAAACTTATTTACAAGCACCCACTTGTGGTCATGCACAGCCTGCAGGAGTTTTCTCTGTGTCTTAGTGGGTTCGAGGTAGCCGATGCTTTCGTTCTCTCGCACAATCTGACACATAGATACAAATGCGTCAGGCGTAGAGAACATGGCGTGAACCTTACTTTGGTTCAAGTTCGGGTGGTATGCCAGCTTGGCGCCACTCGACAGCAACTTTGGCGGTTTACGAGCGCTCATTTCTTTTCACGCTTGCTTTGCTCGATAGCGTATCCTTGCACCGCGGCTTTCCGTTGCGAGTCTTTACCGTAGTATTTTTTGCCGCTGTCTCCATACTGGTGACCAATAACTCTACCTTCTTTGTCTTTGATCTTTTTGACTGGCATATTAGACTCCTTGTACGTCATGGTAACATGCCGCGTAGTCATGGAGAAGTGAGATGCCTGGTGACCTGAAAGCGACGATGCGTAAACAAATCAAACCAGCAATAGAGAAACTCACACCGGCTCAACTCAAAGGCCGACGTAATATGATTAAGAAAGTAGTCGGTAAGGGTGGTCCTTTTCGAGTTGCGTCGGGCGCGGAAAACAATCCCGGCAAACTATACTAAAAGTAGAATTCGACTTGCTTTGTCAAGCCCGATGATGTAAGCATTTAGCTGAACCCGTCTTTGTCGGTAGCCCTCGGGTCCGTCATTACGTGAGTCGGGCAGTCAAGCAACGCAATATATTTTTTCTCTTTATTGAGGCTACAATGGCTATTTCAAACGAAGTATTGAATACGACCTTTGAAGACCTTCGCGGTCCTCTGGTCAATTCTTTCGTTCGAAGCAATGAGCTGTTCGAGGCGCTGTCTGACAAGGCACGGATGCCCATGGAAGGAGGTTCTCTCATTGAGCGAACCTTTACCGGTGGTGCTCCTGCTCGTGGTGTTGGCGTCTACGTCGGTGACGAGCTTTTGAACATGACTCGGCGTCAACAGATTAAAAAGTTCCAAGTGGAACCGCATCGTCTGGTTGTCGCTATTAACATTCCGAAGCGTGAGCTTCTGATGAACAGCGGGCAACTTGCTGTCATCCGACTCATCGAAGAATACCCTCAGACCGTTATGGAAGGTGTGAAGGCAGACATCAACAAGTTCCTGCTCACTGGTGTGAGTCGTGGCTTGGTCTTCCAAACTGCCGAACTGCGCGGACTAATGACTCTGAACGGTGAAAAGAACACCGGTATCGGAACTGGCGTACAGCATGGTCTTATTGACTTTGTTGCTCCCGGCTCTCAGTCCGACGAAGTTCAGGGCGTGGCTAAGGCTGAATCGTACTTCCACTTCAACCAGTTCGTCGCGGCGAACGGGTTTAGCACAGACGGTATGAAGAAGTTGCGTGAAACCTACCGTAAGTGTGCTCATTACGCTGGCGGTGTCGGTAAGGGACCAGATCTCATCATCATGGATGATGCGACTTATGGAAACTTTGAAGACACTCGACGTAGTAATGTTCGCGTTAACGTGGTTCAGGACCCAGATGACAAGGCAGGATCCAACATGCTTGGTCTTGAGCTTGGTCTTGGTCAGGTATTCAGTTCTCTCGACCTGGACACCACTGACTTCACTGAAGACGCAGGGACAGACCCAGATCCAACTGAAGGTATCTCTTACTTCCTGAACACCGATTACCTGGAGTTTCCAATGCACGAAGCTCCCACGATCGGCAAGTTCGAGGAGCGAGTTGGTGACCAAGACGTGGTGACGGCACTGTTCTCAATGCAAGGCAATCTTATCTGCACTAAGCTTCCTGCACAGGGTGCTTGTGTTGGTACTGCCACTAACACCATCGCTTAAAGGAGGTCATTATGGGAAACGCAGTTAAAACTGATTCTATTGATACGACCTATACCTTTGAGGCTTACCCTGTAGGTACTCGGTATGTTCAACCTGCTGACGAGGTAACCGCAGCCAACTCGACTCACTACGGTGACCGAGAGTGGATCTTCGTTTATAACGACGAGGCTTCTACGGCTTTCGCTGAAGGAAACGTGATCATGCTGGATAACAGCGATTACGCTCCCTTCCACGGACTGCTCTCCACCGCGACACTTCATGTGTACCGGATTCTTGGTGTAGCGGCTCACGCGATCCCCGCAGGTTCTTATGGCTGGATCATTGCTAAGGGCTCTGGTGAAGTTCAGTGTGACGGTGGTGTTGCTCAGGGTGACCGCTTGGTTGCTCATGCAAGTACCGCAGGTATCGCTGATACAATCACTCTGAATGCCGATGCAACCACCGACAACCTTGAGTGTGTCTTTGCTATGGCTCTTGAAGCCGATGCAGGTTCTTCTTCGGGAGACAAGGCCACTTGCTGGATCAACGGTGTGTGGTAGTTAGCTGATTCGTGATACATTAGGGTCGGGGCTCAAAAGGCCCCGGCCCTTTTCTTTGGAGGGAAGATGGACGTATCTCTTGGGGCTCTTCGCGAGCGTCTTTTGGAAATGCGAGCGTGGGATAGTTCCGGCGCTACGTTTGATAAACGCGTGAGAGAGGCTCTGAATACGGCTTTGTATCGTATGTCAGGTGATGTACCCGAAGCGTTGATTCCTGCACAAGAAACGATTGTGTTGCTGCCCGATGTCAGCAGCGACTCGTACAACATAAAAATCAATGCTACGTCTGAAAACTTAGTATTGAAGATTACCGATACAGCAGGGGTGGCTTTGGGCTTAGGTGGAGCCGACGCTACCGCCAGAAGCTGGTACTCATCTGACTTCAAGTCTGACGGAACTTGGGATGGTGTCATGCATCTTGAGATCACAGACTCGAACAATATCATTCACAGAAGACAAGCACGAGAGTGGTTTGTCACAGGTAACACAGCGCACGTTACCATCGACCGCCCTTGGCCCAACACTACCGACACGTTGATGAAGTTTCGCATCCATCAACCTGAGTTCTTTGTTCATGACGACGTGATGGAAGTATTAGAGCCTGCCCGTGTATACGATAGCGAGCGGCAGCAAGTCTGGTCGATTGACACAGGCGGTGCGTATCGACAAGATATGATTGACTTCCAAGCAAACGCCACGGGTACACCGTTTCGTATGTGGAGAGGGCGTCATTTTCAGATACCTGCGCCGAGACAGAAACCTTTGGCAACACCCCGCACTACAGCACCGTCTGAAACAGGTGTACCCCCAAATCCGTGGGTCGGTCCTGAGCAAGAAGGGGGTTTCCGCTTTTGCTTTACATATGTGTGGGGCCGACGTGACAACAGTGTCAGTGTGGCTCCAGGCGGTTTAACTGGCGGTCTTAGAGACCCTCTCTTTGAAAGCGCACCGTCTCCAGTCAGTGACTTGTTCGACCATACAAAAAATACAAGTTCGCAGATTCTGATTCAGGCAACGAATATCGATGCCATGCAGGGCTTCGGTGACAGCACGACAACCCGATACGCTAAGTCAGGGTTGCGGATTCGCATCTATGTAGCTCGAGACTCTATCCGAACTGCGGGTCGAGGTTCATACAACAGAGTCGAGTCGTCAGGTATCTTTTATCTGTTGACAGAGATTGAGCCGACAAACGCAGCGATGACTGCCAAAGAAGCCAGCTATCTTTGGGATGGTAGCGTCACCCCTGACTACCATCGACCCTTGAAGCACTCGACCGGTTATTACGCTTACAGCGTGTTCCCGCACCAAGATGCCCGCTACGAGTTAGACTTTCGTGTATTGAAACTACCTGCTAAGTTTCAGGATGATCAAGATACGGCACCAATCCAACGTGATGCGGTGCCTGCGCTGCTTGAACTCGCTCTTTACTATTTGTCTTTGATCGACGGTGTCGATCAGCAAGGAGCCCAGCTCCACATGGAACGATATAATCAACTCGTAATGCGCTACCGATTGAACTATGCTAATCCGGGTCGGGTTGTTGAACCCGTTCCGCTCGGCGGCCACTACCAACGATCAAGGTTTGGTACATTCTCGGTCACCGAATAATAAACTCACAGAGGTGAAAATGTCAGCCAGATCGTTTGCTCTTCCTCGTCCACAGCTGGGCGATAAGATGTATAAGTTTACTTTGACCCAGCAAGTTGAGGAGTGCCTTGTCATCAGTATCATCGGCCCGCCCGATAACCCTGATTTTTGGACCGCAACTCTTTTGACCAAGAACGGCGTTGAGTTCGTTGGGTCGGACAAAGAGTACCGTGGACGCCACGACTGGGTGCCCATCACTTGGATGTACGACGAAGACCGTAAAGTGTGGGTTGCGCCAGTTGATGCAAACGATGTACGTGACGCCGACAAGGTTGACTGGAAAGTTCCCGCCCCTCGGTCAGGCGAAAAGTACATGAGTTGGCGTGCTCGCGTGTTCCGTGAGATCCCAGCCCTGAAGAAAGATGCTCAAGCAACTGAGATCCTTTCGGATGTGTGGAAGAATAAGGCTGAATCCGGCGAAGCCGCGGAAGCCTAACCGGCTCGGAGTTGAGCATGGCGGGTCCAAGCAATCAGCAACCTATTGACATGATCATCCCCGCAGGGGAGGCTCAGGTAATCTTCTCGGCGACGTTGCTCGCACGTAAGATTTTAAACTTCGAGTCGACCCCTGAAGGGACGCTAAGGTCAGTAGTGGGTCCGACCTTTTATGAACCGAAAAGACTACTGGAGACGCCAGGCTCTCAGTTTGATGAAGATCAATATCAGGCTGTTCTTGAATCAGAGGGGTCTTCAGGTAGTTCAGTAGACAAGGGGCACGGCATTTTTCACGCCGGGCTCCTTGGCGGTATCGGTGACACTTTGATTGTGCGCGGCGGTCGTAAGTTGTACAGGCATCACGGTTGGTCACGTTCTTTTGAGGAGTTGACGATACCAAACACCTTAACGACAGAGCCTCGAGCGCTGTATCCAGACCAGTTCTTGGTGATGAACGACAAGATTATCTGGACCAACGGTATCGATAGGGCGTTGACTATTAGTGCAGACGGTATGGTTGTGCCCCTCGGGTTTGCGCAAGTACCGACGGCACCGATTGTAGATGGACCGCAACAGCCCGCACCCGAAGACAGAGACGGTTTGTACCCTAACTCTTTGGGTTACTCGTGGGCTGGAGGTATCGGTACGTATGGAGACTTGCTTGACGGTTTCACAGGCGCCGTCCGTGCCGGTGCCTGGTACTACTACTGTCAATATGAGGACATCCACGGTAACCTGTCTCAGCCATCGGCTGAAAGCAATGTTGTTTTGATTGAGTCGATTCAAGCCGATCCTCTCGAGCTCATGGACGAAGACGCCACAGGCGCCGAGATTGGAGACCTGACTCGCCAGTTTATGGTGCGCGTCGCAGGCGGCGGACCAGATCACTGTGTAGCAAAACACATCTACCGCACCAAAGATACAAAGAACAACGATGCCGTACCTCAGTTGGTGGTACGCGTACCCGGCAAGTCTCAAGTGCTTTTCTCAGATACAAAAGCTGACGGGTTGTTGGGTAACGCCATGCTCAATACCGTAGCTGTACCTGTCTTCCGCATGATGTGTACGCACCAAGGTCGTTTAGTGATCGCCAACACACCGGATGACCCTGGTGTTGTAAGACGGTCTCAAGTCGGATTCCCTGGTACGTTTGAGCGCTTTGACTTCATCTACCCTGATTCGGGCGGTGCCGAGGTCACAGGCGTAGCGTCCCACAACGGTCAGCTAATCGCGTTCACACGCACCAGTAGCTATGTGTTGCAGGACTTCACGACACCCATCCCGTTGGCTCAAGGTGTGGGTTGTATCGCACCGAGGTCCATCAAAGCGTTGCCTGACGGTTCTTTGATTTGGTTGAGTGAAGACGGGTTCTACGCTCTTCGAGACAATCAACTAACTCCAGTCAGTTTGCCGATTTCGAGAACGCTGCGTCACGGAATCAATAAACCCAAAGCGTCGATGGCTGTAGCTGTCGTTGACCCAGTCAGCAAAGAATACCGATGTGCATTGGCGCCTGCAGGATCAAACGCAAACTCATTACTGTTGACCTTCAACGGCACCAACTGGAAGCGACAAGAACTGGGTATCGACATCGCTGACATGTGCCAGACAGATGACTGGCGGCGGTATGTTTTGGCTGTCGGTAAAGACCCCGAACTCGATCGAGACGACGTGTTTGTGCTCGGTCGGGAGACTCTCAGCTACCGACCCAACACACGAGATATCGTCTATCGGTCGGCTTGGATGAAAGGCAATGAGACAGGCTTAGCTGTCTTGAATGTCAGAAGCATGTATATCGGAATGTTAGACGCGTTTGATGACGAGTTTGAGATTCGATTCTATCGCAACGGTTCGTTCAAATCTGTGGCTCTAATGACCGATGTCAAACCTATCGGGACTGACGACGAGAGCGGCGTGGTAACTGACGTGGCAGGCAAAGCGAAGATTGGCTCAGCCAAAGCGCATGACCCGCGACTGTTTTACCGTCAAGTTCCTGTGGGGTTGGAGAATGTTACGTCATGGGCGTTTGAGATTCGCGCCAAAAGCCCGACTCGACTGCACTTAGCCGCGTTTGGTTTTGATGTCAGTATCGCCACAGCGGGTAATGTTCGAGGTAGGATCCCCCACCGAACTGACGTTTGAGGTGACTTGTGCCGTATATTTTTCCCCAGAGACGACTGAAAGACAAAGATATTCTTGACGTAGTTGAGCTGAACGAAGACTTTATACCAGCGGCGGAACTGTATTCAGGTCAGCTAAACGCACATAATATCAAAGAAAACGTCCAACCTGATTTTCGACGGAACAATACAGACGAGACTGCGTATTACAAATACGCTTTTAAATCTACAGGTGGAGATCCCCAGTTAGGTGCGGCGACCGCAGGAGGTTCGCTACCTTACACACTACCTCTTTTGTCTACGTTTAGTGGTGAGCATCAAGTCCGAAACGACAACTCTTGGGATGTGGTCGACTCCAGTAACTTAAGAGTCTCAGATTTCACTACGGGTATCTCAACGCTGTGGATCACGGCATCAGCTCAATATTTCTGGATGGGGTTTGTAGCAGGCTCAGCCACACGAGGCGGGTCTAGCGGGTCAGCGATAACGACAGCCGCCGAAAGAACGAATCACATGTGGGCGTCACAAGGTCTCGGTAACTGTCGACTACAGTTTGCCATTCGAATCGATGGGCGCATCGTTGAGTCTACGATTACGGGTAAACGCTATGCTTTTGAGCATTCGATTGAACCTATTCGCTCTGAGTTTCAACGCGGTGGGGGGATGGGATTCGGCTCGGGCGCGGCAGCCCAGAAATTTCCCGGCCCGCACGGTACGTGGACAGAGGGGGCTACAGGCTTAGGTCCGGCTGTATTGCCTGTGAGGCTGGGCTGCTATCAAGAAGTGCAGCCAGGCAGTCATACGATTGAGTTGGTAGTACGAAGGCTGCCGCGTTTAGATGCCAATGACGATCGCTACGACTTGGAGGACAGCGACATTGATGATGATGTTGTCTTAGTCGGTACACGTAAGCTATTGGTTGTTGAGCTCAAACGATATCCTACAGCTACTTCAGTTGAATCTTCTATTCAAGTACCTGCATTCGAGACCGAAGACGCATTCGACAATGAAGCCTTGCAAGTGGACCGAGTCGATACCATCCGTACTGCGTACAATACCGTCAAGCGAGGTGCGTTGGCTCGAGGTGCGCTGAACCATTACCATCTTAAATCACCTGTGATTGACGCCAATCAAATAGCGCGAAGCGACCCGTCTACTTCTTTGACAGCTGCGTATCCAGGTCATGGTTCATGGAAGAGTTCAACTCACACGGCCAAGTTCTCTTCGACGTCTTCGGGTATCGGGTTTTACTTGATGCGAACATCGTCAGGTAACTTTCAAGTAGGTCCGTCGTCCGCCAGCGCTTTTGACTTGACCGAAGCTTCTATTTTTATCGTAACGGGTAACGTACAGGTCAACGGACTTAAGAACGCAACAACTTTAGGAGGTTTTGGTAGCGGCTCAAGTTCTACGTCAGAGGGTGTCGGAACGATGGCCAACTTCGGCGCGATTGCGTTGGGTTTTACAACCGCCTCATCCAGCGCCAACGTCATAAGCGAACAAACGATTACTTACGTCAACTCGTTTAATGCGATCACGTTTGAGGATGCGCCGACAGGTTCAGCGCCGACGAAATTTGCAGATCACGACAAAAGTTTTGACGAAGAGGTCAACATCCCTCTTTTCCATGTGTTTACCTCAACTGAACTGTCGTCTATGTCGGGCGGCGAGAACATCGCGACGTTTGATATTTATGGGTCAACATGTTCGCCTGGAGGAGCCGCGTCTACGGTTTCAAGCACGCCTCGAGTTCGCATGTTCTATAGACGCTGTAATCTATCGGTGATTCAACTCTTTATCTGAGGTCAGGTATGACAGTCTCAACCCCCTACAACTACGTCAACGGCCTGACACTTGATACACTGGGGCATAACCAGAACATTTATACGCCCGACAACGGTGTCGGCATCATGTCTGAGGCGAATGGTGGTATCGGGACTACCAA